CAACTCATTACCATAGAAAATATTATCGCCAAGAATCAGTGTAACATCATCTTTTCCAATCCACTTTTCGCAGATGCGAAAACACTCAGCAATTCCCTTTGGTTCGTTTTGAATTGAATACGAAATACTAATTCCCCATTGCGAACCATCGCCACATAGACGCTTGAACGCTGCAGCATCATTTGGAGAATTGACAATCATAATATCGCGGATACCAGCCATCATCAATGTCGATAGCGGATAATAGACAAGAGGCTTGTCATAAACTGGCAATAATTGTTTCGAAGTCACTTCAGTGCATGGATATAATCTTGTACCCATTCCACCTGATAGAATAATACCTTTACGCATTGTACCACTCCAATGTTTTTATAAGACCTTCGTTGATCTTTGTCTTTGCAGACCAACCAAGTTCCTTATAGATTTTTGATGAATCCATAGCATATCTAAAATCATGACCTTTGCGGTCTGTAACAAAATTAATCCAGTTCTGATACATATTCACTGGCTTACCCATTAGATCAAGAATGAGTGTTACCATCTCAAGGTTGCTCATTTCATGACCGCCACCAATATTGTATCGTTCACCTGACTTAAAATTTTCTCCAATCGACAGTAATGCCTCGCAATGATCATCGACAAAGATCCAGTCACGAACATTTTGACCTGTACCATAAACAGGAATTGGTGTATTGTTCTTGATATGACGAATTACTGTTGGGATAAACTTTTCTTTGTGCTGTCGCGGACCGTAGTTATTTGAGCAATTAGTCACAACTGCATCAATCTTATGTGTATTCACATATGCGCGAACTAAATGATCGCTTGCTGCCTTTGATGCAGAATACGGATTGCGAGGATCGTATGGAGTCTTTTCGGTGAATGGTGGATCGTCATGAGAGAGTGATCCATAGACTTCATCGGTAGAGATATGTACGAGTTTGCCACCAAACTTACGAATACATTTTAGAATGTTGTGAGTGCCATCAATATTGGTGCTGAGGAAAATGTCATCACCAGCAATAGAATTATCAACATGAGACTCAGCCGCAAAATGAAAGGTAATGTCTGGTTCATAATCGTGATAAATTTGATCCAGTAAAGGGAGATTGCGAATGTCACAACGCTTCACGATGACACGATAGTCCTCATGAAGACCAAGAATATTGTTCGAATCTGCTGCGTAAGAGTAGTTGTCAATAATAACAACTGTATCAGAAGGATGCTTTTTTAGGTGAGCATGGACAAAGTTAGATCCAATAAATCCCAAACCACCAGTCACAAATGTCGTCATAAAGCCTCATCATTTCGCGTAAATCGATTTACCAACTTCCAAATAAAATTTTGCTTCGTTTGCAGGAGGAGGTCTCAATTTAGTTCTTAACTGAAAGATTGGACTCTTTGTTTCTTTATCAAAGAATACTAAATTGTTTCCTCGCTCTTCAACTCCAAGTTTGGTCGACTTTTCAAGTCTCTCAAAATACTCTGGTGTAATTTCTTTGACACCACCAGAAGTCACATCAACAACATGAGCCAAATCTTTACCAAAGATACTTTTCTTTAAGAAAGCGAATGCTGTCTTAGAAAAACTTGGGTCTTTTGATTTCTTAATCACTTGTTTCTTTAGGTCACCATACATTGCAGTAATAAGTTGAAATTTAGATTTTTGTTCAGTAGGTCCATTGAATGGCTTACTTAATCTTTCGTATTTATCTTTCGCGTCCCACTTAATTCTCATTGCACTTGCAAAGTCTAGCATTCCCTTATATGGAGATAGATTCGCAACAGTTACACTCTCTGACTTTAATGAGAATGGCAGCGACTCTGATAAAATCCTCTTAGATGATCCCTTTCTTTGAGCATAGATGTCTAATTTAACATCACCTTTAATCTCACCACCACTCGATTCACCCTCAATTCCATCTGCAATCACAGTGAAGGTTACAATCTCTCCATGATTATTATTTAAAAAGGAAATTACAGCATTGTCCACTTTTCTCGCAAATGATGCAGTATTAACAGAAGCGATTAATTGATTAATTTTTTTATCAATTTTACCAATATCTTTAGATGATTTATATAATACACCATATTCTTTATCGAATGCACCAGAAACAGATTCTGGTTTTAATCTCATTTCAAACGCAACATTAAAGAAATCTGGTGGCTTTTTCTTATTCTGTCTTTTGAGGTTTTCTGCCACTGTATATTTAAAACGACCAGTTGAGAACATCTTTGTATCAACTTTTGTTCTAATCTTGTTCAGTTGAGTTTTATCTACTTTATTATATGCCAAATATAATGAAAGAGCAATTGTGAATATGCCCTCAATTACATCTCCTTCATTTAATTTTGCCATTCTTATAAACCTTTTTAAGGAATCGTTTCCAGACTTTTGGATCGGTCTTACGAAAATGCATTCGATACATAAAGATGGCTTCTGATTGTCTCCAGCCAATCTTATGCGCCTTTCGTAACTTATTTATATCGAGTTTCTCAGCCTGAGTTTCGTATGCATGAGCATCAACTTCGTCTGGGTTTCCATAATACATCACCTTCAAACGATTCTGTTTCTTTTTAGGAGAGTATTGTTTTGTATAAACATACCCTCGCCCACGCTGTTGATGCTTATGGCGATACTCGTGATGAATCGCTCGAATAATCTTGAGTGCAAGATTCTCTGATTCTTTCTCTGTAATTAAAACTTTCTTTTTATTCTTGGGAAAAGAAAGAGTGATTAAAATGTTTTCTGGGATTGTAGAAAGAATTCGTGGGCAATACTGACCAGAAACAATTACTGAATGATGGTCAAAATATTCTTCATCATACCTATTTGAGGTGAAATAGATTATCGACTTATGAAAGGTTTTATTCAACTCTCGAATGATAGATGGAATATGCTTATCACCCACCCATGACGGGATGAGTTTATTCACCTTCTTCTCTATCTTCTCAAGTTTCATTACACTTTTAGATTCTTGAATTTATCAGTGCTACGACCACGATCAAAGACTGGCTTTGATTCGGCTTCTTTCAATACAGCATCTTGCGCTTTCTGCTCAAGATCATACAACTTCATCTTTGCTCTATCAACTCCAATGGTGAATCGCTTGTGAAGGTTCGGATCATTATATCGATTCTTCAACTGCTTTACAAGCATTTGATTTAGTTGCTGAAGTTCTTCATTGCTCACCAACGCAAACATAAAGTCAGCAGTGGCTGGCAAACCAAACGATTCAGAAGTATCTTCCAGTCCAGGATCTGAGTTGCTGAATCCAGATCGAGTCGTCTGAGTGGCAGAAACAATAGGAACATTATTTTCTACCGCAAGACCGCGAAGTTCTTCTGCAATCGCTTTGATATAGGTATAGGAGTTGACATTCGCACCTGCTTTGATTCTCGCCGACGCACAGATATTTAGATAGTCAACAAAGATAATGTCTGGCTTAAAGTTCTTCTTCAAAGCCAAGTCATTCAGCAATGCGCGGAAGTGAGCAGGATTGGCAGAGGCAGTTGGATATTCTTTAATGATCAACTTGCCCTTGACCTTTTCCTTGAGTTTACCCATGCGCTTCTCATACATGTCTTTCGGCATGTTCATGAGATCGTCCATGGATACATTCATCAGATTAGCATCGATTCTTTCGGCAATCTTTTCTTCAGCCATTTCTAGCGTGATATAAAGAACATTATAGTTCTGCGTCAGGCAAGAAGCAGCCACATGACACATGAAAAGAGACTTACCGACGCCAGTACCTGCAAGAGCAATGTTAAGGGTCTTTTGCGGCAATCCACCTTTAGTGATCTTGTTGAAATACTCAAGATCGAAGGGGATTCGTTTCTCGATACGATGATAGAAATCATACCGATCAGCGTAACAATCCAAAAAGTCATGACCAATGTGAGGATCGAAACTAACCCCCAGAGCATCAGACAAAAGAGTAGGAATGCTTCCTTTGCCCCTGTTAGTATCTTTCCCGTCCAAGATTTGGATGGAATCCATGATGGCATTGTAAATCGCCTTTTCTTGACAGAATTTTTCCGTTGTATCAAGTAACCAGCCCAGTTGTTGTTCTGATTTGTCATTGGATATTTCCTTCAATAATTCCAACGACTTATTTAACTCAACTTCAGTGAGTTTGGTAGACTCTTTAAGAGCAATCTCAAGAGCCGCAACTGGTGGCAAATTGTTGTATTTAAGAATGAACTGCTTTATTTCTTCGAACAGTTTTCTTTCGTGGCTTTCGCTTAGATATTCGTTCTTGAGGAATGGCAGACTCTTCCTCATAAACGGTTCGTTCCGAATCAAATTCGATAGGATCAAATTCTCTGTTTTCATTCGGTTCCTTCTTTAGATTTTCAACAGCCTCATAAAGTATACTACGCATTACATTAGAAGTAAAGCGTTCGAAACTTTTGGACTTTACATTACAATTATTCACATTGGAGATAACATCATAATCAAATGTCATCAATCCACCATCACCAACTTTTACATTGGCAAACTCAACAATCACACCATCATATTTCTTAAGATACTTGATTGCAAATGATCCTGGGGGACCATTTAAATCAACGAAAAATGTGTAGTGTTTGTCAAGTTTAGTAAATTTCGTTGCATACCAAAATTCGTATTTGGCAATCAAATCAACAATTTTATTCCTCATCATCCGTGTCAACAGTTAATTCACTGTTCCCCATGGCTGAACTAAATTGATATGTTTTACGAATCCAATCCTTGAATGAATCATCGGCAAGAATGCTATCCCAAAACTCTGGAGATTCAGTGTCAGCAATACGCCACTTCTTACCATCGATTGCACCAGTTGAGCGATCAACCTTGGCATACCAGCCCATGCTTGGCTTGGTTACATGACCCGACTCAAGTGCCATGTCAAGAAGACCGCTGTACTTAGAAATGCCACCATCGAAACGAACAGTGACAGGGATACGAGCCTTTTCTCTAACATAGCGGGACTTCTCCACATTAATAATAAAGTTATAGCCAATTAGGTCAGTGCCATCCTTTTCTTGCTGACGACCAAGGATGTAGATATTATCAGCAGAGTAGTAAGAGCCTGTACCGCCACCGACGATATCCTTGGGATACAGACCTATTTCTTTATAGGTGTGATTTACTACGACCATAGGAATGTCCTTCAGTGTAAGGTGTGGTGTCACCATACGGAACAGGGATTTAATTTGCTTGGCGCGAGTCATGTCACCGACAGACTTTTGCTCAAGCGCATCTTCAACTTCTTTCTTTGACGCAAGATTGCCGATCGAATCAATC